TTTATGCTCCCCAAACGAAGATTTTGGAAGGTCGAACCAACCTTTCCGGGACGTGTTTTCGAAGCCCTTTTCAAGGGCGTGAGTACTCTATTTGGGCCACGAAGCGTTGAAAAGTGCTTCGAAAACACTTTCCGGACGGTTTGTTAAGCCTTCCAAAATCTTCGTTTGGGAGGGGTAAAAGAGTCATTCATCATCTTGTGCAGAGCTTGTGAATCGAAGTGTTGAGTTGGACAGAAATATTATCATGTCATCTTGTGAGTTGGACAGATACATGATGCTAACGATGAATCAATCATGCAGACAGTTCTTGGTTGTACTGTATGAAAAAGTATGAGAAAACTCGATAAAAAAGACTATTCTGTAGAACTCAACGTTTTCGAGTTCTACATGCTGTGAATTGGACAGACACATCCATTGGCGATTCCTTCATGCATCATATGCTTTTCCAGGGCCACTTTGGCGTTACAAGGTTACATCGGACGGTTCCACGTTACGCACGCCGCATTTGGTCTGTTCGTGCCCCCTCATCCACCAGGTATATCACGATTGGGTCTTCATCCGACAAGTCTAACAGGGCCGTATCCAGCGGAGTGAACCCGTCGTCGTCCATGGCATTGATGTCCGCGCGATGCTCGAGCAGAAGCTGACATATCTCCAGTCGGCTCGAGACGGCGATGTGCAGCGGAGTACGTCCGGCGTGGTCGGGCTGTTCGGCATCGGCTCCATAGTGTAGGAGCACGCCGGTTGTTTTCGTGTCTCCCATCACAGCGGCCGTGTGCAGCGGTGATATTCCAGCCACGTCGGCGTCGTCGACCGTCGCACCATACTCGCAGAGCAGGCGAACCAGTGAGGCGTTTCCCTGTGCCGTTGCCGCGTGTAGGGCCGTGCGTCGCGTGGGTTCGGCGGTCGCATTCACGTCGGCGCGATGCTCGAGCAACAGGCGGCTGATATCCAACGCGGCGTTCGCGTGCGCTGCCCACACGAGGGGCGTCGCACGCAGGCCGTCGCGTGTAACGGTGGAGTGGACCACATCCGGTGCGTGCTCGACCAGCCGTCGACATGCATCGTAGTCGTGGTCGTTTATATGTCGCACCAGACGAGAAGCGGGGTCGTATTTGGATGATGACATGAAAGGTGTGCGTTACTACACTATGGATACCTTTTTAACGCGTGCGGTTCGTCGGTTCCGGCTACGTTGTGCAGTGTTCACACGACACACGACACACAAACGCAACGAGTGACTAGTCATGTTCAACTCTCACCCATGCAATCTTGCTGTCCTCGTTCAAGGTTCCGAGTAGACGATCCCATACGGTAAAGTAAAGCGCATAGTTGCACGACGACACGCCGCCAAACTGATGATGAATCCAGTGTAGATACGGCGACACCATGAAGGAACCACGCTCAATCCTCGTGGGGTAGGTGTGGATGTAAGACGCCCAGACGCCATTGGCCAGCAAGCATGCAAACGCACAGTATGCGTTGTATGATACTACGAAGAAGGGAGTGAAGAAGCTGACGTTTTCGAGCGTGGCATCGAGCCAGTGGCTATCCCGCGCGCAATGAGACCCGGTCGGCTTACATAGGTGATGCTGCTGGTGAATTGCGTAGTAGACGAATCGATGGCATGCACGATGTAGGGCGTAAAAGACGGCATCGACCATGAAAAAGTACGCAACGAGCTTGAATCCGTCCACCCAACCCGGAACGTCCCATGTAAGCCCGTTGTATATCAAGTACCACGTCAGGATGTAGTTTAGCACGTTTCCATGCCAGTCGTTCAGCGCCCTTTGCTGCATCTTGAGCGTAAAGGCGCGTCGATTGGTGAGACAAGACGAGAGCGCATACAGTCCAAAGTCAATGAGTGGCGTCGCCATCATGCAGAGCACGACCGCAGACCTTACGACTAGGTTGTCCATTTATACTTCCATCAAGTAATTAAAGCATCATGCTTCTAGGTTGGCTCGCGTGTATCGAGTCGTAGTAACGACTCGTTAGGTGTATGCTCCCCAAACGAAGACGTTGGAACGACGTTTCATGCATGCTCTGCATATGTTGCTTTCGTTAATGGGCTAACCCAATCCTGCCTGGTTGTAAGTCTCGCAAGCGCTTTTCCCCACATGGCTCAGTGGTGCTACGCTGCAAAGTGGTCCGTGTGAACAGAGACTTGCATCATCACGATGATACGATGCCCATTGTGGCGAACAACAGTCGCAGTTTCAGCCCTCGGTCGAAATGGGTAGGAAAAAACGTAGATAAGAACAATCGATAAGAACAACAAGCAATGATTTGGGTAGAAACGTTCATGAAAAGGCCATGAAACGGACAATTATAATCAGTTGGATGCATGAAAAATACCAAGTTATTGCTTTTGTTATTATCGATCGTTCTTATCTATGTTTTTTGATACCACTTTCGACCGAGGGCTGAGAGTGCGACTGTTTTGTTCGCCACGATGACGTCGATGTCCTTTACGAATGCCGCTGCATGGCTCCCAAACGACGATTTTGGAAGGCCGAACAAACCGTCCGGACTCCGCCGTCGGAGCGCTCGATTTGAGGGGTTTGAGTCACAGATTTGGGATAAGAAACGTTGAAAAGTGCGTCGAAAAGACGCTCCGAAAGGTTTGTCCGACTTCGGAGGAGCAAGTTGGTCAATCAGTTGATTTTACCGTGGGTCAAGCCACAAATCTTTGGCATTTTTCGCCACAGAGTCGGCGTTTTAAATGTTCAATGGTGTAAAATGGTACAATAACATGCAACATAGTGTGGAATCGATGCTGGTGGCCTACGAGAGATCACGTGTCATCATCGAGCAACATGTGGCTGCGTACGACCGATGGCGTCGATACGTAACCGAGGCCGCGGTCGTCACATCGCTGCACGACAGTGGCCTGCTTGACCACTGTGGCGTCGTGTATAGTTTGGAGCCACTCGAGCCGCTAGTCGACGCCATGACGCTCTCGATGCGCACTCTGGTCGGCACTTTGGACGCACACGAACACGTCGAGCGGATGCGCGACGACCACCGTGCTCTGCTCGCGCGATGCCGCGAGATACGCGACGACCGCTCGTGTGCGCACGTGAAGCCCATCCACGAGACCGTTCGAACGCTCACCGCCGGTCTACACTCGTTCATGTCGGCGTTAGCCGACGCGACGCCCGTATCGAGCGCGATGCGCGAGTGCGACGAGCGTCGTGTGGTGCTGAGTGCGCACATCACGGCGTGCGCGCGTCAGTTCGACGAGTTGGTGTGCGTGCTCTGGCGTTGCAACTGGACGCAATCGGTGGCCGCGTTCGAGCAGCGCGTCGATGTCGCACAAGCCATCCGCCAACAGGCCACGTCGCTCAACCGGCGCATCTCGTCGCACAACGACGCCCACACCCGAGAATGCGCAGAGGCCGAGCTACGCCGCGCGTGCGAGCGCGTGCGTTTGGGTGGCATGGTCGATGCCTACGCCCAGTGGATGTCGGAGTTACGGTCGGAGTTGGACGCACTGTCGATCGCGTCGGACATCGAACCGACTGCGTCGTCGCTCCGCGCGTTGCTCCCCCAGTGTCCGCATCAACCTGCGACGCTGCATCCGTTCCGCATCGACGCGATTGCGTACGTGGAGAGCGAGTGTAAGAAGCAACTCTACTACAAGCAGATGATGGACGGTCGTCGTAGTGTGATCCAAAGCATCGTGCACGACGTGACGGCGATCGAGTTTACCGGAACGCTGTGGAAACTCCACTCCGACTTGCGACTGCTGGAGCACCGAGTGCGGACGATCCAATGGTCCACGGCGCTTCACCTGGAGAGCCCGTCGTATCACGCACGTCTGTGGGACTTTTACAGGCGGCTGATGGTGGAGTTGAGTCGCCGGTTGAACGATCGGCTCGACTGCGAGTACGGGGGGAGACTATGCGGTGGCGTTGGCGGTGGTGTTGGCGGCGGCGACCGCATGCATAGCGTGGCCGACTACAAACGAGCCCTGTACACGACCGTGGGTCAGGTGGTCACAATGTGCCAGACCATGCGCAAGATCGATGGCGTGGTCTTGACGGGACGCCAGGACCGCGTGCTACGCGATTACCAACGTCGACTCGACGCTCTCCACGCGTCCGAATCGACGTTCATACAAGAGAGACTCCGGGAGTGCATTCGGCGCCATTCGGACTGGACGGAACGTCTCGTAGAGGCCGAACGGTCGCACCTGGAGCCAATCCAGGCGTCCATCCGGCGCCTACACGCCGAGAAGAGCGACATCGAGGAGAGTCTACAAAGAGTCGACCGTCTGACCGCCGAATGTGAACGCGCAGTCTCCCTCTCCGAGCGTCGGCGCGTCGAGCTCGACGTTCTCATCGACGAGATGGTGCAGCGCGGCGCCAGTCCACACGAGTTGGACGCGTACCGAGTCGAGATGGCGACATCGTCGGTGCACATCCGAGACATGCGCGTGCAGATCTCGAAGAATCAGGTCGAGCACGAGACGCTGTCCCGAGCGATGTGCGGCGCGGAGGGGCTCTGTACGCGGCTGTACGCCGAGTTGCAGCGCACCAAGCATCTGGTGCAGACGATTCGCGACAGCCAGGTGGCGACGCAAAAACAGCACGACTGTCTCCGCCGTACGCAGCTTGGCAACGACGAGTTGCTCGAGCGAATCACGCATCGCGTGTCCGGCGCGCTGCGATGCATAACGCTGCCACGCGTCGTGTCGCCTTTCGAGACGCCGCTGTTTGCGTCGACGAGCGACGACCTCGACGTCTCGGTGACCGTCGAAAACACCGCGACTCTGACGAGCGTCGTCGTCGAAGTTGCGTCGATGCACGTCTGGCGCATGGCACGTGGGCGTTGGGCCAGGGAGGCGACAACCCACGCGCTGCCAAGTCGAATACGGCACTTCCACCAGAGCGCACACGGGGGAATGAGGACGTTCCGATTTCCGCTTCGCGTCGGCATCAAGGGGTCGTGCCGAGTGGAGTGCTCGATTGTCGCGCGGTTGCACGTCAAAACCGACGCCGGGTTGACGCACGTCGCCCATCGACAGTCGGTCGTGCAATACCGAACCGATTCGCAGCTCTCGCTGTGGGATGGCGCGTCCGTTGCGCTCTTGTTCGTGTTGCTCGCAGCGACCATCGCGCACTTTCGGGTGCAGGGGCCCTGAAACGCCACACGCCGTCGTCTGTTATCATCTTGCAAGCATCCACATGAAGTCGAGTTGCGGACCAAGGGAGCATGTATCACCCATTCCAACATTTCAGAATGCGCTTTCGAACCCCTTTTTCGGGGAGTGTGAGGACCCGATTTTGCGACACAAAACGTTGAAAAGTGAGTCGAAAGTTCCCTAGTGGCGAGCAACAAATTGCGCAATTTCAGGCCCCCACTTAAGGAACGCTGGTGAGTATGGTGTGAGTACTCACATTTGGGCTAGGTTTTCACACATGCACACATATCATGCTAGGTTTGTTTAGTTTAGTGTAGACGAAGCTTTTGGAAGGCCGAACGCACCGTGCGAAACGTCTTTTCGATACACTTTTCAAGGGAGTGAGTACTAGATTTGGGCTGAAAGTTGAAAGAAAGTTGAAAAGTGCGGTTTGGGGAGCATAACTTTGCAACGTTTTTATCCCAAATTGAGTACTCACTCACGTTCTGTTAAGTGTTGCTTGAAAGAAGCGCCTTGGACACACCATAGTTGAATGAACCAGATGCTTGTTGTTCTTATCGATGTTTTATCTACTTTTTCATGCGTCTTTCAACCGAGGGCTGAAAGTGCGACTTTGGCTCGCCACACTGCTCAATTGTGAGCAGTGTCGTCTGGGTGGGATCGGTCGTCGGTGCAGTATGCGTCGCGTTCATGTGAAAGGCGACGTGCACCATGCGACGAGTCTCGCTTACGCCCCCGTCGATGAGTCCACGAACGACGAGATGGTGTAGATGTGCCTCGTGCTAAATTTCACGTCGTCGATGCGTATCGCGACGACGTCTCCTACCTCACGAGGGGCGAGCACCGCACCAACGCCCGCTTGTTGCGGCATCGGCACAATGGATGTATACAAACTAGTCTGCACGAACGTGCCGTGCTTGATGACCGACGAGACAGTCCCCGTAACCACATCGCCGACGCACGGCCGCACGTAGGAGATGCGCGCCTCCACGTGAAATGAAATGAGATGGTTCGTTCGCGACGTCATTCCAAACGGTGAAATGGAAAGCAACTCCAGAACATCGTCTAGATAGTACTGCTTTTGGTGCAGGTACGTCCCTTTCTGTGCATTGAGCTTTTGCATGATGCAATCCCGAATGTTGGTCAGCTCATGTGGCTCCAGCAGTATGCCGAAGGTGTCGTCCATGACCTTTGACATTGCGGTATTCTAGAATGGAAGCATGGGCCATTTGAATCATTCCGCTGAACAGCGGCCGTCCAGCTCATCCGCAACGGCGACCGCGGACTCTATTTGGGCTAAAAGTGATGAAAAGTTTACAAAAAAAACCAATATTTTTCGACGTTGGAAAATCTTCGTTTGGGGAAGGAACATAGCGTTGTTGGGCGTTTTGTGGACCATGTGGGAAACAACATTTCCGCGAAATACCCACGCCGGATTTTGTAAGGACTTTACGACCGTATCCTATACTAAATGGGATGTTGGATTCATACATTTGCTTACAAAATCCGGCGTGGGTATTTCGCGGAAATGTTGTTTCCCACATGGTTTGTGGACCTCATTGTGGCGAACAAAAAAGTCGCGCTTTCGGGCCTAGGGTAAAAAACGTATGAAAACGTAGATAAGAATTGTCGATAACAACAAAAGCAAGAATTTGGGTACGAAAAGTTGCAGTGACGAAAACCCTGAAAATGTAATGAAATTTACCCATCCCAAACGAAGATTTTGGAAGGTCGGACAAACATTTCAGAGTGCATTTTCGAAGCACTTTTCAATGGTGTGAGTACTCGATTTGGGCGACACACCCTTGAAAAGTGCTTCGAAAATGCACTCTGAAATGTTTGTCCGACCTTCCAAAATCTTCGTTTGGGGAGCATAAAATTGACCATTAGAGTAGATTTTGGGACATAACCATGCCCAAATCCTTGCTCTTATTGTTGTCATCGATTGTTCTTATCTACGTTTTCATACGCTTTTTACCCTAGGTCCGAAAGCGCGACTTTTTGTAAAAATTTACCCCTCCCAAACGAAGATTTTGGAAGGAGTAACAAAAGATGAAATGCGGATTTTCGAAGCACTTTTCAAGGGCGGGAGTACTCAATTTGGGCCACGAACCATTGAAAAGTGCTTCGAAAATCCGCATTTCATCTTTTGTTACTCCTTCCAAAATCTTCGTTTGGGGAGCATAAAATTCACAGTTCGCATGCACACATTCATATTGTAAATGTTTGGCGGACATTCGTCCGTCTTGGACGGACCATGATTAAACTCAACGTGATGAGGTGTCTGTCGAACTCACCGCATGAATGTAGCGTCATAGCGTGCAGAATCGCTTGTCGAACTCATAACATGTTGATCCATGGCAGGGACCGAACGACACGTCATGCAATACTGTGCCGTATGCTATCTTCGTTAATGGGCTTTCCCAATCCGGCGAGGGCAGTCTCGGAAATGTTGTTTCCCACGAGCCCATTAACGAAGACAACATGCGGAACAGTAAGCCACTGCCCAATCCAGCGTGGGCAAGTATCTCAAATCTGGTTTCCCACATGGGCTTTCAACATGTTGGTGAGTTCGAGAGACTGTTCGAGAGACACTTCTATATGCCATCATCATGTAGCGACCAAAAGATGTACCCATCCCAAACGACGATTTTGGAAGGACGAACCAACCTTTCAGAGACTGAATCAGAGTGCGTTTTCTTTTGTTGTTATTACAGCATCGTATCTACGTTTTTCATACGGACTTCCTCCGAGGCGGGAAAGTGACAGACTAAGCGTCGGCACATCGGCATGCTATCATCATCTTGTGATCCCAACTCCGAGCTGCCCGATAGACACGTCGACATGCCATCATCGTGTGAGGTCGACAGAAACATCGACATGCCACCGGGTGTGTTATCATCATCTTGTGATTTCAACAAGCAAATCGGCAGGCTATCATCACAGCCGTCGGCAACTCACCCCCGTTTTGGACAAACCTGCCTTTTCACGAATCTCCCAAACATTTTAACCACAATTCGTGGTTCCGAATTTAAGGGAATTCGTGAAAAGGCAGGTTTGTCTAAAACGGGGGTGAGTTGCCGACGGCTGTATCATCATGCCATCAATGGCCATCGTCGTGTGAGGTCGATAGACGACACATCGACATGGTATAATCTTGTGAGTTCCACAGACACATGGTCATGATGCCATCGTGTGTTTTCAACAAGCACATCGGCGTGCCGTGATGCACTGCCATCATCATTTTGACATGCACATCTGCATGCAATAATCACGCCATCATCATGCTGGCTTGACAGACGACACATCGGCATGCAATCATCATGCCATCATAGAGTGGGATTGACAGGCGCTACTGACTCAGTGCGGAAGCGCATCGGCATGCTATCATCATCGTGTGAGCCCGAGAGACACATGGTGCATGCCATCATCGTGTGAGGTCGAGTAATCCTGAGTCCTGGTCGACATGCAATCGACATGCCATCGTGCGTTTTCGACAAGCACGTCGGCGTTCCATTATTCATCTTGTGATTTAGACCAGGCCACATCGACATGCAGTCGTGTGTTTTCAACAAGCACATCGGCGTGTATATTATCTTGTGATTTTGACAGGAACATCGGCGTGCGCTATCATCATGCCATGATCGCATGGACTTGACAGGCACATCGGCACGCTGCATCATCTTCGTAGCCCGAGAGACACGTCGGCATGCCATCAATGGCCCATCATCGTGTGAGTTCGACCGACGACACATCGATATGGAATCATCGTGCTGGCTTGACATGCACATCGGCATGCCAACATCGTGACTACACATCGACATGGCATCATCTAAGATTCATCTTGTGAGTTCCACATGCACATCATCACGATGCCATCGTGTGTTTTCAACAAGCACATCGGCGTGCCATCATCATCTTGTGATTTTCACAGGCACCTTCGCTTCGCGCAGGAACGAGTACGGCGAGCACCAGACCACTTACGCCGGCGCATTGGGCTGAGCGGAACATCGGCATGCTATCATCATGACATAATCGTGTGGGCTTGAGATGAACATCGGCATGCTACTACCATCATATTGTGAGCCATGTGGGAAACAACATTTCCGCGAAATACCCACGCCGGATTTTGTAAGTAAATGTAAGAATCCAGCATACTATCTAGTATAGGCTATTGTCGTAAAGTCCTTACAAAATCCGGCGTGGGTATTTC